TCCACTGATCAATCGAGTCTTACCTTGCTCAACCTTTTCAATGGGTCGCAATTCATCCTTAAGGAAATCGGTGTAAACACACATGCTCCTCTTACCAGAGAGGGCATCCTCAATGACTTGATCCACCTCAGAAAAAACCTTTTGGGCTTCTTTAGAAGAAAACTCAAAGTCAAAGGCGCCAAATATGGTCTTCTTTGTGGCCATTCCTGATCCCTTATCCTTACCGACATTAAATGGAAAACCTGGACTAGAAGAACGGTTCAAACTTGGCAACATCCTCCTGCCATCCTCTAAAATCCCAGTAACAGCCTCCTCATTCGTTCTCATACGAGCAAAAGCCCTTAGATCCCGCGTATTCTCCATAAAACAAGAAAAAGCTCGGTTCTTAGCCTTCCTCAATGAGTCAACTGGTAAACCCCTGACCTGTCCCGTATACTTTGATAGGGCCTGTCTCATGGGTTCAGTAGGGTGATTAGGATTTAAAATGGCGGGGATCCTGGTGGGTGGTCCGTAAATTTGGGTCTCCTGCAACTTGGTGGGCAACTTTTTAGTCATTGGTGGTATAAAGCTGGCTCCTTCCTTGAGTTTTCCAACACATTCAAAGCTCTCATCCTCAATTGGGGCTGGGCCAACCTCCTCAACAATGAGGTTATAATTAAAGCCCTGCACACAGGCCTTCTGTGGAGCCACATCACGTATGGCTTCCTCAATATACTCCCTATACAATATGCAACCCCAACCTTTCTTCCCATTGTTAGCTGTAGGGTCAGTACCTGCAATATGCAGGCCAAGGAGTGGGGAAGTACAGTGGGCATCAGTCCTCAAAACCAAGGATCCACAGTCACCACCTTGCAAAACGCTGGAATACTTTATCACGCTGGACAAAGTACGATCCAAAGGAAGGTCCTTATCCAAGCGCAATTCGGCATCACGCCTACCCCGAACAGCCATATAGGAGGTCTCAGTACCATCCTCAGTGGTTTTGGAAGTTATGACTTGAAGTTGAACAGGATCACCATTCCTTAATGGCAGCATGTCCCTCTTTGGAAAGTAAGAGGAAATCAATGGAAAGCCAGCACAAGGGAGATCTCTAATAATGGTCTCTCTACTGGGATCTTCCTTATGTGAACGTTGAAAAAAAGTCTTAATACAATCAAAGACACAAGCTACTCTAGCTTTATCTCCATCCTTATAAAGACGGTGTATCTCCAATCGATTGATTCCTTCAAATCTGTGCATAGTATAATCATAATGGAATGGATACAAGCACACATAATTTGCCAACATAATGCCATTTCCCATTTGGTGCTTCTCACCACTTGTGGTAACAAGTACAAAGGCCACAATATTCTTCTTCAACTTGTTCCAAATTGCAACGACATTTTCACTCATGACGCCACTTTCGGCCAGGGTACAAATGGCTTCAGGTTCACCTTCAATAACATTAGCCATCCTCAATAAAGCCTCTGGTTTAATATCAACGGGTTCTCCTTCTTCATTAAGAATGAAATCCTTGTTCTTAAACATCGAAAGAATCTTATTCCTAAGCTTTACAGCATTAGGACTTATGCCTTCCTTGCGTATATTTGCAATAGGCTTCTCAAAATACTTTGTATACAGGCGGCAAGTACCTGATACAAGCATAGCAGCGGCTTTCCACGTCACTGAGGCCACCACCGAACAACAAAATTGATGAAGCGATCGTGATTATCTTACCATAAGATCCCACCAAGCCTGTGAAATGCTCCACTAAATAGCCCAAGGAAGCACAATATTCACCATGCGCATTATAAAGACTTTTACATGCGCTTGTCATAAACGACTTCATCCACAAAGCCCCAGTTACAGGTGATTTAACCAATAAAAGAG